CATTAACTTAAACTACCAGACCCAACCCCACCAACAATTGTATAACCACCAGCAGTACCAGTAACAGTTGTCCTTACAATAGCTGTTTTTATGTAGTTATCAATAATAGTTGCAAACTCTTCTGATATTGAATTTATCGCATCTTGTTGTGTTTTTCCATTTGAACCATCAAATTGTCTGAGTTCATTAAATAAAGTCTTAAATTGTGATTGTAATGCTGTTTTGTTCATGTTTATTTGTATTTCATTAATGTTTTCATTTGTCTTGGTGTAACTGCATATTTTGATAAAATTGATTTTATCTCTTTTACACCTTCATCATCTTTAAATAGAATGTGCAAATAATCTATTGCTTGGGTTTTATTTATGTCAAAATATTTAGCAATGTATTTCTTTAAATCTTCATTATATTTTTTATGCTTGCCACTTTTTATGTATTTGAAATTATATCGTTTTTTTGGTAAATAACCTAAATACAACTTATAAATTAATTTTGGGTCTTTGATGGTAAATATGTAAGGTTGTATGTAACTAGCCAAACCTAATAATGTAACATCTAAACCATTTTCGGTTTTATGTGGCATACTTAGCCATAAATTTATAGAAAATGGATTAAACTTGCTCCATTCACCTTGTGGTATGTCTTTAATTGGTGTTTTCTTATATGTAATATCTGCAAGCCAATCAAATATTGTTTTCATGTATTTATTTTTTAAGTAACATAATTAATTGATTTAACCCATTCGCAATATTTATTTCCTTACTTTTACCATATACATTTTTATCATTTAATAATATATCAGTTAATATTTCAATCATATTGGCTTGTATCATAGCATTAGTTGTAATGACATCTATTTTATCAAATATATTATGTATTATGATAGTATAATCACTTACAATCGTTTCAGTTATAATTGTTCGCATTTTAATTAAAGCATCAATTTTAGATAACGATTGATTTGACAATACATTTATAATACCATCAACAAAGTTTATTTCAGCAAGTATTTCATCACTTAATTTAAAAACACCTTTATATGAAAATTTATCAGCTAAATTAATTGCTTTACGTATGTCTGGATACGTCCTTTTAATTAATTCAACTATATCTTTAATTTCATAAGTAATATTTTCTTTTACTAATACATTAGCAACATATTCAGCAACAGATGGCATATCCATTGGTTTAATCGTATATTTACCCATACTAAACCTACTTTGCAACGGTTCAACTATTCTATCATAATGATTCGTAGTTAATATAAAGCGTGATGAATCTATATATTTAAGTGTCAAGTCCTTTAACATGTCTTGTGCCTGTGGTGAAAGTCTATCAACCTCTTCTATCACTACATATTTTAAACCTTTATTGTTAAATGATGTTGCTTGCAAAAAGGGTTTGATTGTATCTCGAATAAAATCAATACCCGTTGTATCTGACCCATTTATTGTTGGTAGCCAACCACCCTTTATGTGTTGTTTCAACAATTTTACCAAAGTTGTTTTGCCCGTACCAGCCGAACCAACCAACATTAACAATGGTATTTCATTTGCCAATATAAAAGATTCTACGTTATGCTTTAAATCCCCGTTTTCTTTATTCCAAATGTAATCGTTAAAATTATTTGGTTGATACCTTTCTGTCCAAATTTTTGTTGTCATATTTTTATTTTAATGCTACTGTATAATATTTATAATCCATATTTTCGCATTTGAATGTAAATTTTAAAATGTCATATTCAAACGAAATTTGTAATCTTTTTTCTGTCATTTTTTTATTTGCTTGTAAAATATCATCAAACAATTTCAATCTAAATGATAAATGACTTATACTTTTTTCTCCACGCAATATATCAGTAGTAAATTCACCAGTATCTGTATTTATACCATCTCTGTAATTAGTTGTAAATGTTGCAGTTTTATTGTCATTTATTTTTATGGTAATATGTTCTGCATCTTTTATTTTTTTAGTCTTATTAAATTTAGTAACAAAATCATCAGAGATTGCAATATCAACATCAAAACCAACATGAAATATATCATATTTTATATTTTCATCAGTTTCATAATAACTTACAATTTTTTTAAGTTTAATATACCTATCATCATAAAATGTTTCATACATTAATTCTTTTTCATTGTCTATTTTTATAATTGCATCAATGTCACCAGATAACTCTTGTTTTTGTTTTTCTAACTCTACATCTTTTGTTTGTAGCTCTTGTTTTTGTATGTCGTTATAGTTTAATAGCATATCAATTTGATTTAGTGCATCATGATTGACAACATAATCAATTTTTAACCTATCACAAATACGTAAAAACTGTTCATCAGATAACGTAAGTCCCAATTTATCAAATGTAAATTCAATACTATCACTTGAACCAATTGCCCTTTTATTGTTAACATCACCATCACTAAAAATAACATTATTAACATTACCATTGTTAGACGTTAATGAAATTCTAATGTCAGCATCTAAAGGTTTAACTGCTGATATTATATTTGATGTGTTTAATATGCCAAATTTAGCATTTTCAATATCTACATCTTTCAATAACCCAACACCCATTACTGTATGTGTTTCATCCCTAAATTTAACTAATAGATTTTTATCTTTAATATCCCAAATAGTTTCTTCTACTCTACCACCCAAATGATATTTTGTTAGAAAATCTAATACTTTATTTTTATCCATAATTGAATGATATTTAATTTTACATTTGAATTATAATATATTTTAACATTATTGCCAAAATTATTTTGTTTAAAACTTAAATAATTTATTTATTTGTTTAGTATATTTATCAGGCATTAACCCCCATTTTAACGCATCATAAAAACTTTGTATTTTCTTTTCTAATTTACCATTAAACATTTTTTCATGATCTATATATTTAGTAACATAATCAACTATCATTTCTGGATTATCATCACTTGATTTTATTGCTAATGATGGTAATTTATATGGATTTTCTTTTAAATAACACCATTTTATTTTACTTGCATTTTTTATCTTTTCTACTTCATTAAGATTAAACTTATCCAATAAATCATTATAATATAAACTTGATTTTACATGTATTGGTGTGCCACTTTTAATTTTAAACCTAACTCTATTTTCATTGTATTTATCAATATCACCAATCCCACTTGGAAACATTAAATCCATTAATTTTATTTTTGATAAATTGATTTTAAACCCTAATAAAAAATCATCTATATTACTTTTGGGAAATTTAGCCAATATTCGCTTAATTAATGTTGTCATAAATTCCTTAAAAGAAGGTGGAAAATCACTTCTAATTATGTCTAATCCAGTTACAATTAATTTACCTAAAAATTTACCATTTATATCATAAATCCTATCAGCTTGTTTTGTTCCTTCTTCATCATAAGTATAACCCTCATCCCAAACACTACACATTGCATAACGCTTCTTTGCTATGTTAAATGATGTGTAATTTATCTTTTCGGGTTTGAACACTAGTTTATTATTATCGGAATTTAACACCGTCTTACTGAAATGTATGAGCTTTTCATTGACATAATCATCAACAGTTTTAATTGTTTTCACTAAATTAACAGTGTCTGTTTTATCAGTTACATTGCCAAGTTTGAAATAAAAACTATTATGAACTAAAATGTCATTTGCGAAAAATGTATGATTACCACCTCTCATCCCAATATCATAAACATAATCTGTTTGTTTGCCTAATTTAGTTATTTTTTTTACGTTTGTTTTGTGGTATTTTAGATTACTATCTTTGATTGTTACCACAACATCAACTTCATTCATTTCCAGTGGAGTTTTTTCTACTATTTCACCTATATCATTTAAAATGACACATGAATGGTCTTCCGTAACAATAATCTTTCTACCATCTGAGGTTTCTATTTCATACATATCTTTTGTAGTGTAATGTCGTTCTATGTAGTGAACATCATCTAACAATACTTTGTTATCATCATAATATGGTAACTGTAAGTCTTTTGGGAAAATAAACTCACGACCAGTTATATCACTAATATCAATACCATTTTTAGTTGCATATCCTTCAAATAAATCATGTATTGATATTTGACTATTACCTACACGTAACATACTTTCCTTTGCAATTGAGTCTGTGTCCGTGTAAGTAACTGTGAATGAGTTGTTTACATTTTTATCATTGAATTTTCTATTCATTACCTCACGTGAAAACTTAATAACATCTTGACCTGTTGATGTTATGGCTTCTGCGTTATCCATATCATAAAATCTAAACGCTGAAAGTGCCATTACACCATAAAAACTATTTAGTAATACTTTTTGTGTTAATTGTTTTGTGTGGTATAATTGAGTTAATTCGTCATTGTTTTCTTTTTTGTATTTTTTCATTAGGTCTTTATATTCTTTACGTTCTTTATACCACTTAGCCAATAAATGTGGGATAAAACCTTCTTTTTTTGTAGAATACATAACACCATTAGATGCAATTGTAATATTATTTTCATTGGCAAATTCAACAAATTCAGTTTTACTTAAATTTATTACTTCCGTACTATCAACCAAATCAATTGTTATTATTTGGTCTTTTGATATGAAATCGAAATTGTTCATATTAATTGTTTTAATTGGTTTATTATTTCTTCTTTATTATTATTCCAATCATACTCCCAGATTATAAATGGTATATAACCATGTTCTGATATTATGTTTCTTTTATTTTCATCGTGTTTCCAAACATCTTTAGCCAATAATTTTGTTGTTTTGTGTATATCATTCTCTTTATACTGTGTTGGGTTCATGTGCCAATAATCACCATTATATTCAATTGCTATTTTACTATTTTCTATTACACCATCACAAAAATATCTATCAATCCGTTTTTCAAATGTAATGGTTACGTTTAATTTATCTTCTATTTCCATCAATGCATCATCAGATTGTTTTGAAGACCGTTTATTTTGTTTTATTCTTTGCTGTGATTCAATTTGTGAAAATCCTTTTCGTAACCAATGTCTAACATCACTACCATTAAATAAAATGTGCCAAATATCAATTCTAGTTTCATCTGTATAATCAAGATTATTATCTATTGCATAATTATAACATGCTTTCCAACATCCAAATTTTTTGTGATAATCACCACTTTGCTTCATTTGCTCAATTACAATTGTCATTTTTTTATGCCAATGTTCACGCATCTCTGGCGTATAAAAAGTCTGAGCATAAATTCCTGTGTCTCGCCTCCGCTCATATATTTCTCTATCCGTCATACCATCACACTTCCATGCGTTGTAATGATTAAAATAATTATTAGCTTCTTTTTCTGTTATATTATGCAATTTCATAATATGTTCTTTCATGGTAGTATCAAGATTCCTTGTCCAATGCTTATCACCACTGGTTGAATCATGTATATGTTTAAAATGCTTTTTAAATTTTTCTTCACCTTCCTCTTTACCATAACGTTTTATAAAACTTTGTTTTGATGTTGTTGATTGTCTATCATTAAATGCTTGTGTTCCCTTTTTAATGTCTCCACCATTTTTTCGTGTGAAATAATTAACATGTAGGTTATTATATTCAAAGTGATATTTTTCTACATATTCTTTATTGACTAAATCTAAATTACCACCATGAATTATTATCTCATTTATAAAGCATTTATACTTAAACTGTAAAATACGGTTTCTTTTATTATCAAAGTATTCAGGATATAACACAGTTTCAAAATAATCATAATAATAATCTATCAATAATTTATATTGAGGTTTACCTTTGCGGTTGTAACATTGTTCCTTTTTTATGTTTGTAATTAAACATTTTTCGTTTTCGGTTTTTGTTGTGTATGAATAAAATTCCATTTTTTTATATATTATTAATAATGTTGGATATACTATATCCGTGTATTAATAAATATAAAAAATATTATTTTTAGCGATGGTCTTTCATTGGAGTTATTTCAGACCAATTTGTTATACGACCAAGTTTTGTTTCAGGACTAATGTTTTGAGTTTCAATTATTTTTGGATAAAGACTTACTAAGTCCTCCGACCCAACCCATTCAAATAACCCAGGTTCAGTTAAATCCACAAATGCACCCATCAATTCAACTTTCATTGGATATTCAACAAGTAATGTTTTTTTCAATGGTGTTTCTAAAATAAAATAGTTATGTTCAAACTGAATATATTTAGCATGTATTTTAGCTGTTTTAGATTTCTTAAATTGTAAACTACCTTTTGATGGTATTCTATTCTTATCAATTACATTTGTTACGTATATACGTTGCTCACCAATATTATGTTTTCGTTTTAATTGTAAAGTGTATTTTGGTAATTTATTAGGTGCAATTATATTATTCTTGTTTAAATGTACAATACTTGCACCATCCAAAGTTCTACTGTTTGCATACACATCTTCATATATTACATGCCCTTTATGGCAAATTGCTTGTGCTAATTCAATCAGTTTTAATTTAGCATCTAAGTCAACCATCAATAATACGTCTTCAATGTTATATTCAATGAACTTATTTATATCAAGTCTCATTAAATCGTCTAAGTTACCTGAATATTTTACTTTCCCACGACCAATTTCAGAAGTACAGATAGCATCTAGTCCGTAAGATGGTTTTCCAGTATAAGTGAAATTTTTATATAGTTTCATATAATCTAAACTACTAACACCAGCGATAACCCAAAGTTTCTTATATCTATTATAATGCACTTTACCAATTGGGCTTAATAGCTTAGTTTTTGTATCATTAAAAACATTTGATATTCTATTAATTAAATATGGAACATCAAATGAATCACCTTTCCAATGAGTAATTATCGTTGGTCGAACTTTAACCCAATCTTTTATAAATTCATCAAGCATATCATACTCAGTAGTAAATGGTATGATTACAGTATCATATTCTTTATACTTTTTCTTTATGAATTTTAATCTATTTTTATTGTCTAAAATAACACATTTTATTTTACCATCAATAAAATATGCAATTGAAGTAATAGGTTGCCAAGCATCTTCTGGCTCAGAAATTCCACCCTTTGTATTGGTTTCAATGTCAAAGAAGAAAATACGATGATTCTTACTCACTTCATCTGAATTAATGTATAAATCAATTAATGTCCTATCTATTGGTTTAATGTCAGATTCAAATAATGTTGTTTCGTCTATACCATCAAATTTAGTTATCTTTGATAATTTATCGCCATACAATGAAGTATATTCACCTTCATCATCTTTAGCATAAGCATAACGTTCATATTCTATTTTTTGGTGTCCATGTTGGTCATCCCACACATGAACCATTTTATTGTAAGTGTCGTAATAAGCATTTTGATACATTTGGGTATTATTTTATACGTTATTAATGAATGTGTGTATTATATTACACGTTTTTTTTGTTCACATAAAATTATAATCTATTTTTACTACTCTTAAACCAAATTAATAAGTTTAAGTTAAGCTGGGATGTATAGTAACCCAATATAACAATTTGAACTAACCCATCTACGATTTTTACAAAACCAAGAATGAACCATTTTTAATTGGATACTGTGCTGTTTTTAGATGTTGTAAATATTCTCATAATTTATTTTTTATTTTTAACATTAATTCATCATTTGTTTGATGATAACTACCACCAAATAAATCTACTAAATGTCGTTTATAATCAGAAATAGTAGTTTCTACTAATGATGCGAAATCAAAATCACGATAGTGTAATTCATCAATTAAAATGTTATCTTTTAATTCATCAACTAAATCATAATCTTTGTCCTTTAAATGCTCATACATTTCATCATCACTAATTTCATCAACAAAATCGAAACCACGTGTTTCTAATTCTCTGTATAAATCATAATCATCAATTTGTTCTAATTCTTTGTTTTTCATATTTCCATATTTTTAAAAATGTGCACAATAACATCAACTGTCCAACCATTACCTAACAAACCACTTGCAATTCTACAATTAACTGCATTAGTATAACCATTTGGTACTGTTTGCATCAATTCCATTTCACCACGGGTTGGGTATCTATATATTGAACCATGTTTAAACACAATAGAATCGGTTGGTTTATTTTCCTGTGCCTTCATTAAGGTTGGGGATTTATCACTTAAAATGTCAATTGCTCTATTGCGGGGTCTATTTAGTTTATTTAAACCCTTACCACGCAATACTAATTTATCATCATAAGTTTTACTATAATAATCTCTTAATAATTTGTGATTATTTGTTGGTTGTGTTATGTTGGTTATGTTTGTCCAATATAACCGCTTTCGGTTTTGAATGCTTAATAAATTGCTATTTATCATAATTGGTTCAACACCCACGGCATCAGTTATGATGTCACGCCAATTTTTGCCCATCATAACATTTTCAAGTAAAAAATATTTAGGTTTGCTTTCTTTTAATATTCTAATATATTCCCAAAACAAATAACTTTCACCACTAAATTCAAACCCATCATTTTTTAATGTTAAATATTGTTGCAATGTAGTAACTTCAATGTTATTAACTGTTACCATTCCTTTTTTATTACCTGCTAGTGAAAAGTTTTGACAACTACTACCACCAATTAATAAATCAATTTTTGGTAAATCTGACACATTAACATCAACAATCGAACCAATTTGATTTGTATTTGGAAAATTCGATTGTGTAACTTTAATGGCGTTTTTATCTATTTCACTTGCATAATAGTTTCCTACGTTTATGTTTAATTTATCAAGGGCAATTTGCCCACAACTCATACCATCAAATAGACTTAAAACATTTATTTCTGTATTTTCATTCATATTATTCATTTTTCATTTGTATTAGTATGTCAACTATAACATCAACTGTCCAACCATTACCAATCATTTTTCTTATTTGATTATCACTTGCAACACCATCAAAATAATGTTCTGGTACTGTTTGTAATCTACAATACTCAGCAATTGAATAATTACGAAATGGTAATTTATCTTTATATGCGTTTGGGTATCTACCTACACCATATAAGTTAATACATTATCTTTTGCAACCGTAGTTAAACAATTACTTTTATCTCTATTTTTCTTTCGTACTTCTAAACATTGTGTTATTGGAACTGTTTTATCATAATCCTGCCGTTTTCCTTGTTCGTTTAACCTCCTACCAACAATAGTTGCTTTGTTTAACATCCTACCCCGAATTGCACTTGGGTTTATGTAAACACCATCATCTAATATATCACTTAATTTCATCCCTTTATCCTTTGGTTGTGTTATTTCAAAGTTGACCCAATAATTACGAACCCTGTTTTGTGCCGAAACTAATGAACTATTTATCATGACTGGGTTTACACCCATATATTTAGTTATAATATCTTGATATTCCTGTTTCATTCTTACATTTTCAAGTAAAAAGTATTTAGGATTTATTTCATTTTTAATTCGCACATATTCAAAAAACAACTTACTTCTTGGGTCTTCAAAATTCAAACCTTTACCAGCAGAACTAAAACCAGTACAAGGGCTACCACCAATTAATAAGTCTATTTTACCTACATCATAACTACCATGATCAGTAGTCAATATTCCGTTTTTATAACTAACTTTAGATACATCACCAATTTGAATTGTATTTGGGTAATTATGTTGTGTTACCTTAATAGCATGTTTATCAATTTCACTTGCATAATAATTTTGATATGTAATACCACTTCTACCTAATGCTATTTGACCACAACTCATTCCATCGAAAAGACTTAATATATTTAGTATTTCCATTATTGTTTTGTGGTTTCAAATTGATGTAACAATATAGCAATTTGTTGAACTAATTGTTCATTTCTACTTAAATCAAAATAACCTAATTCATGTAATACCACATGTATTAATTCGTGATATAATGTTTGTTGTTTAGATGTTGTCGGTATGTCAATGCCATTCAGTTTATTTGCAATAAATATTCTCCCTAACTCTGGATAACAACTACCTTGCTTATTATCATCAAATTCTTTTTCGACAACAGTATATATTTTTGAACCTAAATTAAACGTTTTTGTCATTTTTTTTGTGGTTTAATGTTTTTAAAAGTATCTGCTTTATTTTACCTGCACTATTTAATAACACAATTTTTTCATCAACATCAGTTTGAGTTTTTGTTCCACGCTGTTGAAAATGTTCATTTTGTCGTTTTTTAAATATACTTACTTGTCGCCTTTTTGCCATGATTGTTAATTAAACCATTTAATTATAGTATTCCCATTAAACCCTTTTTCCCAAACAAACCAACCATAAGCGACTGCACTACCACCACTTTTTTTCATCCCTTCAAAATCACCATTTTTTGCACATTGAATTCTACTAGATGTAACATATAATGTTCTTGGTGGTGAGGTTACAAATAACTCTTTCCTACCCTTACTTTCGAGGAATTGAATCTTTAAAAACATAGCAACCTTTCTACCAGTTGGAATAATACTCAATGCATGTTTTATGAATTCTTTAGCGTATTTATAAGGTGGGTTTGTAATAATATCACCATCCCACTCAGTTACCGTAAAGAAATCTTTTACCATGCCGTAATTCCTATTAATTAAATCACTACTAGTAACATTTTTTCCATGCTTAATAAATACTTCACTTAAATGTCCTTCACCACATGAAGGTTCTAATATATCATTAAAATCTTCCAAATCAAGTAACATTTCAGCAGCTTTAGGTTCAGTTGCATAATAATCATTTTTCTCACGCTCTTTATCTGTATGGTTACTCGCTCCAAGTGTTTTATATATTGAGTTTTTATTTCCTATCCAATTCTTATCCATGTGTTTTATAATTTTATAATGGTTTAATTATTCCTTCTTTTTCGACTTCAATCCTATAACTCATAAAGTCGGCATAATGAAGTATTATTGGTAAATTATTACTAAATTCTTTTGATTTGTCAATACCTAAGTTCCAATACACTTTATCTTTTTCTGTAAATGGTCCATTGTGGTTCATAATAGCAAGGTATTCATTAGCTGAAAAAGTAATTCCATATTTTTGTAATAAATAAATACTTCTATGCTCATGTAGCATGAATTTCAACTTATCATTATTCGTATATAGTTTACCTTGGTTTTTGCGATGCCATTCACTTGTGTTTTTAACATAAAAGTCAACATCTTTATCACCAATTTTACCTAAATCATGGAACATTGCAGAGAAAATAAGTTCTTCCTGTGTATAACCACCCATATTAGCACCCATTCGTTTCCATAACTTATACATTTCAATACTAACAGTTATTACTGATAGTACATGTTCAACATAGCCACCAGGATAACAACCATGAAACTGTTTCATCGTAGATGCTGGTGCTACTGCTATCTGATTCGCCAAATCATCATACATGTTTAAAATTAGTTCTTTTCGTTTTCCGTTGAACATATCTACATAAGATAATAATTTATTGTAATTCTGCTCTAATTGCTCTACTGTTAAATTAATATTGAAATCACTCATTTGTTTTTATTTGAATTATAACTTAAATTTATATCACCACAAATAGTTTTTGCTGTTTTATTTAATAATACCATCAATAATTTGTTGTATATATCTTTGGTTGTGTGTTTTTACCCTAACAACATCAAGAACACAATCAACATCAAACTTTTGATTAATTGTTACATTAGAACTACTGTTTTCAACTTCTATTAACCAATAATTATATTTTGGTATAAAAACTGGTGGAAGAAACTGTGTGTCTTTAAACTTTAAATCAAATGCCAATCGTGCCATTGTTATTAATACTTTATTTGATATAGATTCATGTGTTAAAGTAGTAAGCGTTTGTTGTTTCATAATATATTCATTAATATTATTTTAATACAAAAATCAGCTATTGATAAGTCTTGTTGTAGCCAATATATGATTAATAAAATAAACATCATAATTAACACAACTAATATTGCATATAATAAGTTAAGTTTTTTCATTTAAAAATATTTGGATATTATCAATTAATTTTTGTTGATTTCGAGATATTAAATCGTCATCATTTAAAAGTGTAATATTTAATTCAGTCGCTTTATTGTCCCAAAAACTTAAAACATAATATTCATCTTTTATATAATCTTTTATGTGTTGTATTGATGTTTCAATTTTAGATTGACTTTCATTGTCCATTTGTGGAAATCGTAAAATCAAAATAGGTTTTACTGTTTGTCTCACATATTCACGAATAGCATTTATAATCATTGATTCAGTCATATTATCAAACTGAATATTATTATGTTGTGCAAATTCTCTTGTATCAGTAAGTATATTTTGTTCTATATCATTTAATTTCATATAGTATAATTTATTGTTAGATTTTTTTCATTGTCATAATATACTAAATGCCCACCAGTTGAAAATATAACAACGTCAGAGTTTACTTTAAAGTCAAATTCAACCATTAAATCATCTTTGAGTCCATCATCAGTATCACTTATATATGTACCAGAATAATCATACTCAATCTTAAAATGTTTCCATTTCATTAAACGATATAATGTTACATCATTGATAAAGATTTTATTATATTTACCTATATGTAATTGTTTTAATATTACATTATAAAGGTTTTCGTTTAATTTATTTTCTTCTTTCATTTTTTATATTTTATATTTTATCCAAAATAATTAAACCATATTTGTTCAACCGCATATCTTATAAAGGTATCATTGTATTTATGCTCTTTATTCCAGGTTTTCCATTTTTCAACACCACCATTTAACACAAATAACCCAATCATAACTGGCAATGTGACAATTATTAAAAATTTTAACCATGTATTCATAAATGTATTATTTTAATTCATTCCCATTTTGTATGTAGTCTAAAACGGATTCTAATTTAACTACTTCTGTTGTTGGTCTATCACTACCATCTAAATAACTTACACCAAACTTTATCCCTTGTATTCTACCAATTAAATAAGATTGTTTTAAATATTCTAACACTTGTTCACGTGTTATATAATCTATTTTTTGTGTGTATGTATCAACTGAAAAATCATTGATGAAGTTTTGTTCTAATTCTGTATATTTCATAGTTATGTTGAGTTATATATTGTTTCTAAATCTATGTACATCCGTGATATTAAATTCCTCAATGAGTTAGTTAAATCTGTTGCATCACTAAATTTATTCAAGGATGGCAATTTAACACATTTTTTCAATACATCAAATGAAAATATAGTTGAATCATCATAATCCATTGAATCATCATAAACATATTTATGTTATAAACCAAAACTAATCTAATAAAAATTTATCATAGAAATATTGATGAGACACATCATTTAATATATGTTTATTATCTTCTATTATTTCATCAATGATAGTTACATCCATCTTTCTACCATCAACAGTTATGTCGGTAGGTAACACATGAAACAATTGCTCAGTTATCAAACAGTTTACTTCTTCTAATGTGAGATTTTCATCAATTACATTAGTATCATTTTTACTAATAGTTTTTAACATGTCTAATACTAATTCATTAGCAGAAACACCATTCAATAATACATTATCATTATGAGATAAATATTGAATCATTTGTTCTTTGTATTCATATATCAAATTAACTGCTGGTTTAATTGTTTCTAACTCATCAAGTTTAATTATACACTCACTCGAATGAACACCATCACCATCAGTTACTAACCAAATACCGTCACTTGGAAAACCACTCCAACCATCACTATAACCAAGTTTTTTATATTTACCTTTTTTTGTTTTTTTGTATACTTGCATAATTTTATAATTTATTTATTGTTAATATTTCATCATTAGTAATTAACTCGTATTCCTTTTTATTTATGTATTTATTAATTGCAATTCGATAAAGTCTATAACGATATTTATCTGTTGGTTTTAAATTATAACTTAAATCATATTTATAAAAATAAGGCAATAATTCATTAAATAATATATATAAATGTGTATTAAACACTTTTTCGTCATGACTTTTTGACTTATCATACCTCGGTTTATCATTATGTAGCCAACCAAACTTTATTTCCATGACATTTAATTCAGCATCATCTAAATCTTTACCAATTACAATAAAATGTTTAAGTCCAGTTCTATCATAAAATGTCCACATATTTTTACGCCCATGTTCAAAATGATAATAATTTTCTATATCTAAAACTTCTAAAATTATATCAATTGTAGATGTCTCTATTTCGTGCACTATATTTTTTACTGACATATTTCTATTTAAATAATAACCACATACCAATACCAGCAACCAAATAATCAGTTGGTTCGTTTAGTTGGTCAGTACTATCTAAATTTTGTTCTATTTGACTAGTTGATTGTTTGAATACAACGTTACCATTTATAGTTACATAAAAATACCACTCTTCATGTTCTTCTTCATCAAAACTTTCATAACCATAGTAAAATTTATATTTTCCACTAATCAATCCAGCATAATCATCTGAATAATATTGTTCTACTTGCATATCATTTTAAATTTTTAAATGTATTAATAACTAATTTTATTGGTGCATAAAAAGGAATAAGCCATTTTAAAAATTCTTTTTTATGTGTAATTTCATCTGATATTGTTGCTACCCACAAATAAATTATTTGTGAAACATAAAATTTACAGTAAACACCGATAAAAATATTAATGTGTCTTTCATAATTATATAATTTATTAAGTTTAAAGTTTAAATTTTTTCTTATATGCAAATGCAGTATCGTTGTCCACTTGAAATATTACAGGATGGTCAAAATTCCAATATGAATTAAAACTACACTTTGTACATTTATAATGAACTACATTAGTCCCACGTACATAAACATCCCTAACCAAAGAGTTTGAACCAACCATTTCATGTTTACAATGTGGACAATGTGGACAATAAACAAATGTTCGTTGTTTGGATTTAGGTTGTAAAAATCGTTTGAATATACTCATATTTATTCTGCTATTTTTATTATTTCTATTTATTAATTATAATTAATAAAACGATTAAAACCAAAAAAAATGATTGGATTTGTTTATTTAATTACTGATGGTAACTACTTCAAAATTGGCTATACTACTAAGAAATTAGAGTATAGGTTGAAAGAATTACAAGTTGGCAATCCATCCCAGTTATCAATTATACATTTTCACAAAACATTCAACTTTATTAAGATTGAGTATTTACTACATAGAAGGTTTCACCATAAACATATATTGGGTGAATGGTTTGATTTGACTACAGATGATACTGATAACTTCATTTCAAAATGTTTGTTATTAGAAGATGAAATTGAGGTTATGAAGAATAATCCTTTTTATTAAAATATGTAGTCAACTGAGACTTTATGTGTTTTAATAATTTTGGGGTTTTTAACATATATTTAATTACAGTCTTATCAATATATTCAGTTGGGAAATTATCTAAATCTAATATTGGTTTTTTAAATGCAGTTTTTATCAATTTGTGTGTACCATGCAAATCACCAAAATCTTCCCAATTTGATACAGGGTTTTGTGGTTGCTCCACACCATTAACATCTACCACACCATAACTACAAGGTGTTCCATTTTCATAATAAACACTATAAATAGAAAATAACCTAACAAGTTCATCGTGTTTGGGATACTTATGTAATTTTGTACATACTCTATAATTCCATTTCATATTTATTTATCTTTTATCCAGTTTCGATTTGATTTATATGCACACGCAGTACATAGTATTGTTATATATCCTTTAGTCGTACCAAATTCTTTTATTTTTAACGTACCACTATAATTTATAGGTTTATCCATTTTTTTTATTTTTCACAAAGATATATATAATATTTTAATAATGCAAGTTTAATTAGTGTTATTGTGAATATAGCACCCAATACAACTATGTCCACATTTATCATTATGTGTTAATGCTTGGCGTTTAACCTTTTTACCTTTATCTGTTATTACACACAAACAATTACTTCGCTGGACATTATTATCTCCTATTTTTCTATCTTTAATTCCTACCACATTAGTTTGTAATGTTTGCTCTATTCGCTTTTCATTCAAACATCCCACTTTAATTGCATGAGTTGGAAATACCGAAGAAATTTCCCCACACAAAATATGTTGAATGTTTCCATTGCTTATATTAAATATCATTTCATCCACTTCATCAAACGTTTGTTTTAAATATGGTTCATTCGCATGAATGGCATTTTCAATTTTAATACCATTATTTTGATATACACTCAAATTCAATTTAGATAACATTTTATTTGGTGTGTTCTTATAAATATCAAACACACTTGTATAAATCTGCGTTACTCCTAATGTATGACATGCCTTTATAATAGTATTTAATAAATCATAGTTTACATCAGGTGTATTAATTCATGGATATAGTGGGTCTATTCTAATTACTAAATCATTCACATCAAAACCACTTTGTACCAATTTATATAATGCAACAAATGTTTCTTGGTATGATGGAACGTTTGGTTCTATGTCAGTACCACCTAACCCAGTAATACTCACAGCTAAAAATCGTGGGATTGGTTGTTTAAGCATTTTAATTACATTATCATTTATTTGCTTTGTAATTAAATACATCATTTTAATTGGTTTAGGTTTCCATTTTTTTGATGTATCATAAGGGCTTGAATGTAAAATATTACCTAATTCAGATTTATCTAAGTTCTTAATGATTTTATTAGCATGAAATGCTATATCACTATTTTCAACAGTTAATATTTCACCCTCAGTTATTCGCTGTTCTAATAACCCAGCTTTACCAATTACTTCTAATATTTGTTTATTGGTAGGTATAACTTTAAATTCATTAATATTATAATCAAATATATCCATTTTCATGTTTTAATTTTTTAAGACGGTGATGCAATTTGGTTAATGGTATAAACTTTCTAGTCTTACCACGATACAACCAATAGCCCAATTTAACTTCATTGTTTTTACCTTTTTTGCTTATTTTTATTTTTCTTCTTTTACGGTATTGATATTTACATGATTTTGAATTTGTCATATAAGCTTTTCGATAGCAAATTTTATTAACAAATTCATATTGTGGATAACCAATTAATATGTAGATACTTTCAACCATAATAGTAGCAATTAGGTGCTCCAAGCATTACGTTATAGCTAATTCAATACAGCCGATTTGTTGCTAATTAAAGCATTAAAACCGTTATTGATAGCATCAAATTCAACTATGTATTTACTCTCGATTTCAAAAACCTGTTTATCTTCAATATTAGATGGCAAAACTTCGATTACTTCAAAAGTCCATTCACTTAATTTTGTTTTTCTTAAATATAAACCAAACGGAGAGCTACTTTTTGAAAGGTGGTTCCACCATCGAAAAAACGGTTCGTTCCTTGTTTTTCCTATATAACATCTATTTGTTAATTTTTCAGTAATTTTGTAAATGTAATTTGGGCTTTCTTTTTTTACATAATAATTTTCGCCCTCAAACATAGTTAAATCTTTAAAATGTTTTTGTTTATATTTTTCAAAACAATCAAATCCGCAAAATAATTTATCTGCCCCAAATAATTTTTCATTAATCATTGGTTTATATTCGTATTTATTTTTATGTATTTGTCCACATTCATTACATCGCCATCCACCCTCTTCTATTAGTTGTTTTTCATGGTTATACAGCTCAAATATAACGACATAAAAGAATTGTGCATTATCTTTTGTCCCTTTTTCATATACCTTATTTTTCTGAAAAAATTGAGGATATTTTTCTAAAAGGATTGCTTTTACTTCTTTTTTATCAGAGGCTAAAATTAATGGTTCCCGAATGATATTGGAATGTTCTAAATCATCCCCTCTGGTTTCTACATCAATTGTTTTTACAGTTCTGATAAATGCCTTAAAATATTTTTTATTCATGATTGATTTATAAATGATAATTAAAAGATAGCTATAACAGCGGCTTTGAAGTCATTTAATTTTTTAGAAAATAAAAAAAATTAAACGCCTCAATAGCCGTATTCGTTATGAGTAACTATTGCCACTCAGATTTTAAATTTTCAATATCTTTTAAAGATACGTTACCCCCCTTATCTTCTATTAATTCAACTAAATCAATAACGTTATCAATTAAACTAAAAGGTAATTCAATCCCAGCCATTCTTAACACCATTTGAAGTCTGTCAGTTGTAACTCTATCAATAGCTTTAACTTTTCTTTTCTTTTTATTAAAAGGGCAGTTTTGAGAGATTTTGCTGTTTACTACTGCATCGGATATGCTATGCCCATCTTTTGTGCAATAAAATTCTTTTCTAAATTGACATTCTTCACATTTATTTACTTCTTGCTTGATTTTCATTTTGATAATTATTTAAAAGTTAATATTTGCAAATGAGATGAATATAAAACTCATAACATTTGATTTGAAAACATTACTAGTTAGTCAGTAATGCGTGTTTAATTCTGTTTTGATAAGGTGTACTACTTTTAAAAGTTACGCTGTTAAACGTAACGTTTCAATAGCAGTTAACCGTTAAGAGTAATCTTGCATTATCTCTTTTGCAAGCCTCAACATAACTTTTTTTAGTTTTTTTCTTCATCTTCTGAAAACTTATTATAATTGATTTTCTTCGATTTATTTTCAACAGAAGTGCGAGAAAGCCCGATTTGTCGGGCTAATTCGCTTTTATTTATTATTTTTCATTTCTTACACCGTTCTGAGTTTCAAAATCCTCCAAGCAGGAGTAGTTTGTTTTTTTCTCTTGCAATTCATCATATAATTCTGAAAGTAATTCACTTACTTCTCTGGATGTAAATGTTTTTGTCCGCCAACTCGTTCATGATATTTATTTTTAAATGTGTATAACTAAATTTCTATACTACAAATATACGTTAAATAAATTAAACGTGCAAATCTGTATACGCAATTTAATATATTTTAACATTTGAGTAAGAAAATACTCATAACATTTGCTTTAATTTCATTTATTTTTAATTGTTACTAATTATCTATAATCTTGTATTTGTTAAGAGTTAAATAAAAGTAATATCTGAGTTTATTATTTGCTTTTCTTATTCCAACACGTTCATGTTTTTTATTACTGTTTCTCATGTGGAGAAATAACATTTTTGTATGGTCATCTTTATGGTCATACACATTATATGATAATCCAAAAAATGAATACATAATATTTGGCTCTTTATTTGTGTAGCAAATAGGATAATCAATTCTATTAACCAGCCATAGCATTATATCATATGCCTTGTCATTTTTAGTGTAAAATGCATTAGAAAATGACATAAACACACAATTGATAAATCGAACAGGAGAACTTCCTATTATAGCTAGAATAACTACTATTCTTATTATCATAAAACGAAATGCTTTTGACATAATTTTAGATTTTTATGTATTTAAAAATTAATGTATTTATTGTTGAAAAGAATGCTGCTATCAATATTCCACTTGTTGTAAATTGGAAATTATCGGTGTCTTGAATATATGTAAGTTCACATATAATTAAAAAAATTGATACCCACGTAATTAAATAGTTAGTTAGTTTTTTCATTTTTATTATTTTAAATCGTTTCTAAATCCTTGAAAAATTTCGTTTGTCATTTTGATAAGTTTTTCTTTTTTTACAAAAGTACACATAATATTTTTACAAACCAAATTATATTATATTTATAATTAAAAATAGAATGGATAAGTTATCAAAAATAATAAATAAATTTGTTAAAGACGAATTAATCAAAACACCTAGTTTAAATGGTTATAGTAATGCTCTCATACTCCACCACAAAAATAAAAACACACAAAATAAATTATATGAAGGTTTAATTACAACCCAACCAATTAGTAGTGTGTTTATATATTTCAATAAAAAGTTTAACGGTAATATCAAATTATACAAACAGAGTAATGATATTCTTAATGTAAATTTAACACCATTTGCATTTAAACAGCATTTGTATAACGACATCATACAATTAATGAATAATTTAGGTTGGTTCATATCAAATATATTATATTATTCAGAAGACAAAGGTAAAATGTTAAATACTCTCAATTTTGATATAACTAAATTAAATTCAAATATGGTAACATTACAGTTTGAACCAAAATTTGATTTATTAATTGACAAATTGCCTAAGCATATTTACCACATCACAAAAACAATCAATGTTGATAAAATCGAAAAATATGGATTAATCCCAAAATCGAAAAATAAAATAACACAACACAATAATCGAGTTTATTTCATATTAGACACAAAGCAAATAAATATACTTGCTAAATTATTATACCCCAAAGAAACAGAAATATCCGTTATAGATATAGAAACCAAATATATTAAAAATATTAGATTTATGAAAGATGTAAATACACCAAATGGAATATTCACATTAGAAAATATACCACCAAATTATATAACAAGCATTGAAAAATTAACAGTATGATAAATTTAAAATCATTAATCACAGAAACAAATGAGTTCTTTAACGCTAAATTAGTAAAAGCAGTTGAAAATTGGATATTTAAAAATGACAAAAAATACATTAATACAATTGCATCATATAAAAAAATAATTCCACAACCATTCAAAACTGGTGGTAATTATTACAGAGCAATGGTACTACCACAAACAATAATTGATGATTTAACTAATGGAAAATCATTATTACTAAAGAATTATAGCAGTTGGACAGATACAGAACAAAGAGCATCTAAGTTCCTAACAGATAAAAGTAAGTCAACTACTAAAAATAAAGGTGTTAAAATCATATTCAAAAAGAAATTAACAACAAAAGACACAATATTAAATATCCAAGCATATATAACTTATATGTATTCTTCTTCTATGTTAGACAATTATGATTTTGATGAGTTAACAACAGAAATGGGAATGGAGGAAGGTGAAATCATTGCAGACAAAGGAATAACATTAACAAATAAAAATATACACAAAACTTTAAATTAATTTTGATTTACTGGTGATAGTGGTATAAAAATGATACAAAGGTGTAAACGCAGTTGAATTAGCATTAAAATCAAAATTCTGATGGGTAACAACGGTTCATTATCAGCAATTCTTAGACGTAGTGTTATGTTATAGAACTGTTAGTAAATATAATAAAATTTATATTAAAAAACAATATTATTTTATTATATAAAACATCATAAAATAACAAAATGGGACATTATTAATTTAATGTCCCATTTTGTTATTTTGAATGTTAATAAATTTCAATTTCACCATCATCATTGGAAAAAACTTCTTTCGTACCCATTTTTTCTGCAATCGCATCTAACTTCTTAGCATTATCATCTAAAAAACCAGCACCATGACCATTTTTAATTCCGTTCTTTTGTTCATAATGTTTTTATCTATAAATATAAAAATCAATATTTTTAATCAATAGTATTTTCAAAATTAGATATTGCATCTTCTATGCTCAATGTTTTAAAATAATCAACTTGACTAAATATTTGTTTATTTTCAGTTGGTTCATCGTTAAATGTAATCACAACAATTTCATAAGATAATAATGTTTTTATGATTTTACTTGCTTGGAATTTATCTATATATTCTACTATAATTTTAGGGTCTTCTGAATCAATATAGTTATTTGGATTTTTAACATACAAATCTATCAAAAAAGTTAATTGCTTTTCTGAAATATTATTATTATTTTCTACTTTTGTTAAATTATATGTTACACTCATATCTATTCAGTTTCAAGTTTTACAACACAATCATCACATATAGCCACATATAGCCACATAATAACTATTCATGTCATGCTTACTACCATAACCAAATAAAATCAAATCAACTGTTCCACCATCCCAATATGTTATTTCTTGGTTTGGTGGTGTAGTATAATCAATCTGTAATGGTTTTATTTGATTAACACCACAAATGCAACATGTATAATTATTCATTGTTTAATAATTCTTTGTTAGGTCGGGTGTTAGCATTATAACTAGCAATTAATGTTTCATCTAATTGTGTTGTTTTTATTATATTATAGTCATAACATTTATCAGCAAAATCAACCTCACAATCAATGTCATTCATTGAACCAAAATGTTTAAAAACACTTGTTTTTATTTCATCAGAAAAACACACATCACCAAAACTGGTCATTTCTATTACATTGGTTAAAAAATCAACTTTGTCATCATCTATGTCAATAAATTTAAACCTATCATCATTTTGTTCGAGCATAACATCCACATCAGAATGTTTTCCATTCACTTCACCAAGATATAATGTTAATTCATTTTTCATAGCATATTGAAAAAACCCATATTCATTCTCAGTTATCAGTTCAAATGAGTTCAATGAACCACCTCTACCAAATTCTACTTTTGTTTTTACTATTTTCATTTTGTATATTTTTATAACACCGTTCGGGTATAACTATTTATAATACCCACAAATTATACCCGAACGGTGTTCTTTTTCACTTATAATAATTTTAGTTATTTCTCAATTTATGTGTTTAATGGTTAATAACTTATCTTTTTTAGTTTCTATTAATTCATAATTAATTTTATCTAAATATTTATTAATAACAATTCGATATAACACGTACCTATAAACAACGGTTGGTTTTAAATTATAAATTATCAATTGTTGATAATTGTATTTCGCATATTAACGTTACTAATTTACCCATGTGTTTTATTTTAATACATCACTACTACCAAATCCACCACGTTTAACATTACTTAAATAATCCACTTCTACAAATTTAATTCTACGATTAAATAACCATTTCAATTTAATCCATATAGGTGCATTCATACTTGGTTGTATTCTAAATTGACATATTGGTTTATCTGTTGTTATTATAGTTTCTCGTAATGCAATTGCTGGGAAATGCCATATATCATCATCACCAATGTAACCTTGTTTTACCTTGTCTGATGACTTTAAACCAATTATAGCGTTTGTACCACCATCAATAATACCAATGCCGTTAGATTGGATTAAACCTTGATTCTTAAAGGTTGAACTTCTAGGCACAACTAGTGCTTCAAAATGTTTGGGTAGATTTATTGATATTTTCAAATTTATCATTTGAAAATCAAATATAACTTGCTCTTCACCATTAACGTTTATTCGATTTATAATTGGTGCTTTAAACTTATATTCCTTACCAGGATACACATCAACCCAATTTCCATGTTGTTCTAATGTTGATGCACCGTTATGATACTTAATTTGTATTTTCATATTTATTTTATATAGTCTTTAAAATCTACTAATGCTTCATCATAATGTGATTCAGTTGTTTGATTGCGTATGTAACTTTCATCTATTATTGCATAATCTTTATTATTTGGTATAAATTGAAAACTCTTTATATAATCAAATTTTAATATATAAGTACCTTTATGTGTTATTTTTACATACTCTTCATTCATTCCATCTTCTTGAAAATAAGCATATAATGGGAGCTGTACTTCACAATCCACCAATTCAGTATTGTATGTTTTTGTTTTCATAATTATTTATTTGTTCGATTAAAGGCTTGTTGTGTAATAAAAACATATTCAGCACTACCAATAAAATCAGTTACATCATCATATCCTAAATATGAAAGTGTACTAGTTAAATAGTCTATATAATTTTCAACCCATCCACTTAATGTATATTCTACTTTATTATATTTAGTAATTCCTTCGGACGTTCTTATTGTATCTCGCTTTAATTCTCGCTGTACTGACTTTGTTGACATTCCACGGTAAAGTTTATAAATTATACCACCTTTAGAATAAATATCTAATGCTATATCACAACTTAATTTAGTCATGCCATCTTTATTTTGTTCTAATTGATTTCCATTTTCACGTAACACTTCATCAGTATAACATTGACCACTACTTTCTAATGATTTACTAAATATCCCACCACTCATAATATAATCAGCACCCAAACCCAAAGCGACATTTATGTCACTATAACCATGTAACCCACCATCTGCAATTACTTTAGTTTTATAATCACCAATTTCTTTTTTAATTTCATTTATTTCACTTAGTAATGATGTCATTGGATAACCTACTGCTGTTTGTACTGTTGTACTGCAAACCGAGCCACCACCAATTCCCACACGAATGAACTCGATTCCTATATCATTGAACACTCGATATGTCTCTGGATTAGCTATATTACCAACCATCAAAACTAATTTATCACCATATTTAACCTTTAATTCACGAACAATATCAATTAATGACTTCATGTGTCCATTAGCAACATCAATTAAAGCATAATGTTTATCTTTAATGTCCATATCATTGTCCAAGTACAAATATTTAATATCAGTTAACCCATAAGCTATGAAATTATTAAACTCAGCAGAAACGTCTTCTTTGGTGTATTTAGACTTACGTGGAATTATAGTGTAAATTTTATTATCATTATAATTCTTTCTGTTTTTTTCGTTTACTACATCAAACATTGGTGCAGTAAAAATGCGTAACATACCATTTTCATCATATATGTTTACGTCTTTTCTTGATGATATATTAGTAATTTTTGCTGGTACTAATATTATATCATTAAAATCAAATTTTATATCTGTCATTTATTAATCGTTTAATAGTGCTTTTACACCTATTTTATTTGGTTTATATTTAGCAGCTAGTATTATTTCACCAGTTTCAGTATCAATAAATTCTGAATGGTTATTATTATACATATCTTTAGCTATTTTTTCTATTGATTTTCGTTTAGTATCATAATTAACCCATTCGGTTATATGTTTATAACTATATTTTCCACTTTGAACTAATTTTAATGTATAACCACTCTGATTTAATTTGTTATTTTCTTGTTCTTTAACTTTAGAAATAACTTGTTCTTTTAAATTGGACTTAGTTTTTTCTATCATTTTTGAAAGTTCATCCAAATGTAAATAAACATCAACTACATCAGTATAACCATCTTCAACTGTGGTTAACAGATACATGATTTTTTCAGACAAATTGTTGTCTTTGAAATTTTTTAAGAAATTTTCACTCATTTTTTTATTTTTTTATTGTTAATATATACTCATAAAATAGCTGAAATACTCCAGCGTATATTATTTTTAATGAAAAAACTACTATTATATATTCTAATATTATATTTACATCTAACAAGATTTCAAACCGTTCATATAATACAATAGCAAACAACAAAGTTAGTAAATGAATAGATTTTGAAAAATGCCACAAATCAGTTAACCATGCAAATATAGTAGAACTACCAATGAATTTTTCTCCATTTTTTTTATTTCCGTTTTTCCATTTATTTCTCCAACTCTCGGTGTTAGTCATATAAAACATAAAATGATTAGAACGCCATTTATAAAATATACTATCATAATAATGATGTTGTAACGTATCCATAATAGAATTAAAAATACTTGATATAATTATTAATATTATTGTTATCATTTATTTTTTTTATTTTTATGTTGATATGTTTTAGGTTCTGGTCTCAAATCTTCCCCATTTAACGTAAATTGTTCTAAAACTCTTCTTATTCCAATTTTAGAATATTCTTCATCAATTTCTATTCCTATACTTTTACGTTTAAGTTTCTTTGCAACATACGAAGTTGTAAATGTTCCCGAAAATGGGTCTAACACAATGTCTCCTTCTTTTGAACTTGCCTTTATTATTCGTTCTAAAAGTTTTGTCGGTTTTTGAGTAGGATGATTTTCATATTCCGACATTCTATATCTTACTCTTGGATATTCCCAAACGTTTCCTGGTACTTTTTTAGTATTATAGGGTTGTGGTGGATTTTTACGGTAGTCAATTAGTTTTCTTTTTGAACCCGTTTTGGCTTCAACTAATATATCGCTAGAGTTAAAAGTGTAATTCTTTTTATCTTTTACACAGAATAGAATAGGTTCATACATTGAACCATAATATTTTTTTGCTTGCACACCTGAACTATCATACGACCAAACAATTCTTGATAATATTTCTATTTTATCTCTTAAATAAATATCAAAATTTGGAATAAATTGGGTAGATGTCATTATGTAAAGGCTTCCCGTTTTTTTTAATTTTTTTAATAATAAATCTATCCATTCGTAACACCAGTTTAAATAATCTTCATCCGTGTTCCATTTATCCTTTCTTCCATTAAAATCTTTCCCAATATTATATGGAGGGTCTACAAATATTAAATCAATACTATTATCTTTTATGCTATTTCGCAAAACATGAATAGTATCACCTTGATATATTTTATGATTATTATTTCCAAACTCAGTTATCATTTATTTTTGGGTTCTTGGTCGTGGAAACATTGCAAATTTATCTTGTTTTGTACTATAATAACAAATCGTACACATACCATTTTTATAAATTGTCATTTTTTTCCCACAATGTTTACAAATTCCTTTTCGTTTTTTAAAATTAAATTTCATAATTAATCATTTATATAATGAATTAATGCTTCTCGTATATTATCAAACCATTGCCCTTTTTCAATTTCAATTGTTATTATAGTATGTTCGTAAGGCATATCTCCATCATGAATTGCCATAAAACCATTACCAGAAACAGCAAACCGACCATCATCATCATAAATAATATTTGGTGCATGTCCTAATTTAGTAAGTGTTTCAATGATAAAATCAACATCTAAATTAGCGTGATGATTTTTAATCATTTTAAATATGGAATCACCCAATACATCAATTTGGTTTGGTTCATCTTCGGTATAATCTCCAAGTGTTTCATCAAACGTTTCTTGCCATTTATCCCAAATGAATTTACGCTCCGATAATAAACTCTGTATTTTATTGTTCATAATTTTTATTTATTAATTTGTTATATGTTAACACACCAATTAACCAATATATGTTTAAATCAAGACTAAACAGTTTTTTGTCATAATATGTTAATTCATAATATTTTGAATGTATAATTATTTTACATTTATCATTAATTGCAGTATTACCTACTATTTTAAAATCATTTTTAATTAAAAACTGATTTATTGTATATGTTGTATTCATAAAATTATTTATTAAATATTCGTTGAACTAACGTTTTTTTATTTTTATACATATCTAATTCTTGTTTGTATTTATCAACAGTATCTTTGATTAATATTATTTGTTGTTTCAACATACTCTTTTCACTTGTTAGTGATTCAATCGTTATATTTTTCTGTTTTATTGCATTAACTTCTAATATTTTTGAATTATATTTATTCAACTGCATTTCAGTTTTATGACTAAACTCATCCGTCAATTGTTTTATATTATTCTTTAATTGTGATTCAATTTCTGTTGCTTGCCTAATTATTTTATCATTTTCTAATTTAAGAGCTGAAACTTCATCTTTATACTTAGATAGATTAACCAATGTATTTTTGTTATGTTTGGTTAAACTATCAATTGTTTTTTGCTTTCCATCTAATTGTGATTTATAACTATCAGTCAACTCTTTGATAATTTCTTGTTTGTGGATTTCTTTAAACTCATCCAAATTAATATACCTTACATCCTTAACAATAATATCTATTGCTTTAGTACCATTAACATGTTCATACGTATGTTGTTCAGTTTCAAGCAATATTTTTTGTTGATTTTGTTCTAACTCAAGTATTTTATTATGATGAGTTTCTAACTTATGTAGTAACTCCATGTATTCATTATATGGTATATTTATGTCTGCCATGCGTTTTTATTTGAAATATAAACAAAAAACACATAACAGACAAATGATAATGGTAATAATTTTACCAACCATATTTACGAATGAAATTATTAATTGGTGCATGCATATTAATTATAATAGCAAATATAAAAACTTTTAACCACCATTGCCAGTCACTAGTTGTTCCATCAAGCGAATAACTAATAAAACCACCAAGCATTACCACAAAATACAAAACATTCAAAATAATCCCTCTAAATATTTTATTCGTATTACTTAAAATCCATTCATTAATTTTTGTTAATTTATTCTTCATAATTTTTATTTTTTAATTTATTAATATTTTTTAATCTACTAAATAACGTGCATACTTAGATTTATCTTTTGGCATTACATTGTAAATAACATCATTAATCACAACCTCATAATATTTGTCTTCTGTATTACCATAATCTAACAATAATTCTAAACTATGCTTAATATCAATGTAAGATGATTTATTTTTATGCATCAATGCAATTGCACCCTTAATACCTTTAGGTTGGTATAATTTAATGTAATTACATCCTTCGTAGTTGTGCATTGTTTCAGTTTCAGCTGACGTTCTACTGATTATCAAATACACACCACCAATGTTAAAATGTCTTCCCACCTTAGGAATGTTTATATCAGACACTTCAAATTTAGACAATTTAATCACCTCTGTTAGTCGATTACTAAACGAACGTTCTGTTAATAAACAACCACCACTAGGCTCTTGATATTCAGTTATATTATATTGTTTGATTAATTGCATCTGTTGTTTCCTACCTTTTCCACTAATAGCCAAGAATTTATTCCTATCTACAACACCAAGCAATTCAGGAATAGTAGGGTCTAATAGTTTTGCCGATAATGGTCTTACTACATATTTAAAAATACCCTTTAAATTTTTATTCATTTGTGTTATTCTATCATGGGTTTGAGACATCCCCCTTTGACCAACAACGTCACCATTAACAATAAAAAACTTATCTAACCCATAATGCTTTATTCCATATTCCCACGCAACCTTAATGTAATTTTCATGGCAATCTAAACATGGGTTAAAACCATTCTTACCATAACCATATTTAGGAGTAAATAAAATGTTTTGGATAAATGTTTCTTTAATGTCAATTATTTCTAATTGTATATGCAATTCTTTTGATTGGTTTATTAACCATTCATTATTTTGTTGTAAGAAACCATTATCAATAAACAATGCAATAACTTCTACATTTTGCTCTTGTATCATTTTGATTACTATCTGTGAATCTAATCCACCACTAAATAATATTATTGCTTTCATTTGTTTTAGTTTTTATAGTACCATTAATTGAATTTTCAATATAACTACGTGGAATTTTTAGTTCATCTAACCACCTATCCGCATAACCCAATCCACCATTCGCATTTACGCTTTTTCTACTTAAAAATGATTTCATTGTGCGTTTTCCACATTTTGTTTCTCCACTACCATCGTTTTTTTGTTCATCTGTTCCTACATATCTTAATATGTATAGTTGGTAACGTTCTTCTAATGTAAATAATTTTTCTTGAATTGGTGCATTATATATAGTATAATAATCATATTCACCACCATCTAACCCTAAATTACCAAACTTACCTCTTTCATAGAAATAAACATCGTGATAATCACATAGATTCAATTCATGTATCCTATGAATAATATCTTTTTCATCACCTTCTAATATTATTTCATGTTCATTGTTTTTTCTTAATCTAACTAATACCATATTATTTTTTTCATAACACTAACTATAATATAGCCCAACTACAATAAATACAACAAATAATATAAATGCTATCCATTTAGGGATTTTAATTTCACTTTTCGGTTGAGTGTTATTATATGATGTCATTTTGTTATAGATTATTATTTTCAACAAAGATAATCATTAAGTTATTAAAAACCAAATTTATTTTAAAATAATTTATATTTATATGTAAAAAACAAATGGCACTTTTTACAAATGTCCGTGACCAATCTCTTATGAGACATATAAACAGGGAAATGATAAATGACATCATTCAAACTGAGGTGGATATATATAAACTAAATATCGAACAATCAACTAAAAATATATATGGTGAAGCCGAACTTAAAGAGTGGAGTGAACCAACTAGAATTGCATGTTTAATAAGCCACGAAGAAATAAGTGCAGAATATGACGATAAAGGTTATGACACAAAACAAAGCATAAGATTTGCAATGTTAAAAGATGATTTAATAAAACATAATATATTTGTAGAAGTTGGAGACATTTTTAATTGGAATGATACTTATTATGAAATTGACCATACAGTCAGTAACCAATATTGGGGTGGCAAAAAACCACAAACAAACAAAACAATCGGTGAAGATTATGGTTGGGATGTTAGTGTAATTGCAATTGGACACATGACAAATAGGACAGCAATACAAATAGAACAAACTAGAGCAGGTAATAATAAAGAAGATGATTATTTATAAAATATGAAAAATAACATAACAAACATAGCAGATAAGTTTAAAAAAGATTTAGAATTTATCATAGGTGAAAGACTAATACAAGTTAATTATTCAGACAATAATGTCGATGCCATATTAGGTATAGATTACTTTAGTAAGACATGGTTTACTGAAAATCATAATCGTATAATTAAAACGTTAAATGAATATGATGACTATTATGGTACAATAAATTTCTCATTAAATGAATATGCTTAAAAACAAATTAAACGAAATATTAAATAAATTAAAAATAGAAAAAATGAATAGATTACAAGAAAACAAATTAAGAAGTTTAATTCGTAAAGAATTAAAAAGAAATCCTAAATTATTAAAAGAAGCTTTAGGTGGAGTAGTTAGCTTAAAACCAGTTAATCAACTTAATAGTAGATACGATGAAACAGAAGAAGAGTATGATTTAAGAAATCGTAAGCAACGTAGAACAAAATTAAAAAGAAAATCTCATAGGTTAACCGAAAAACGTGTTGATAGGTTTAGCCAATTGGATATATTAATAGAATATTTAGATGAGTCAGGAACATTGGATGCAATCGTAAGAGCAATGTCAGATGATGATTTTAATGACATATTTGAATATATTGCAAGAATGAATGATATTGATTATTAGGAAATATTAAAAATACGAAAACCACAATAACACTTATTTGCTATTGTGGTTTTTACTTATGTCAAAATTAATACATGAATAATAAATATCACAATTAATCCTATAATAGTAAGTTTATCTCTATTTGTTAAATCTTTATATTTCATTCTTTTGTTCTATCACAATGTTTGCAAACCTTACCACCAAGTAATCTATTTCCATTATCACAAAACCGACAATAATCTTCATCTTGTTTTTCTGGTAAGTATTGTATGTAATCTTTATACAATTGTAACTTATATATTTTAGTAGTATTTTCAGTTATAATGTCCAATATATTAGTCATTATTACATCTACCTCATATATCACATTACCATCTGTTTGTATTGTTTTTGTGATGTCTCCAACAACATACATATTTAATAACCTACGCTGTTCTTCTATTTCAGTTGATAGTTCTTCAATTAAATCATTTATTTGCTCGACTGAATTAAATGATACACTACTAATAAAAACATCTGCGGTAAAATCTATTCCCCATGCCATAATTTTGTATTTTTATAAATATTTTAGGTGTTGCATATAATTAAAAACTGGGTTAGAAACTTGCTCTATTGGTATTTCTACATTATTTGTTAAATCAAATGGTTTCATCCAACTAAGCACAATTGTTGTTTTTTCAAGATATTGAGAAAATTGAACAGTTGAATAATATCCAAACACGCCTTTATATTCAATTAAATCCTCACTCAATATAATCGTTGTTGGTAAGCCCCTTGTTTTTACTTGTTCTATCAAATGTTCTTGTTTGGTATTAATTAGCAAATCTATAAACATATTTTGTTTTGCTAAATTAGCATTAACCAACATAGAATCCATTCGGTCAATTTCACGAGTTAAATTGTTAAATATATCATCATTCATTATTTTAATATGTTAGGTTATTTTTATCATCCATATAACTAATAAACATTTCATCGTATTTATCAAATGTAATTTCAGTCACATTATTTAATCCTTCAAAACTACTATCATAGTCTTTACTAATAGAACCAAAAATAAAACAAATAATTCTCCACCAAACACTTCATTTTCGTCTGATCAATATAGTTTTCGTGTGTTGTATTTTGTTGTTATTGTTAATTTATCCATTTTATAATGATAACAATTTAATGAAATTTGAAAATATAAAATTAGGTTCAAATTCATTAGGTTCATCATAATTAGATACATCCACCATTTAATATTAACAACAATATTATAAATTCCACTTTCTACAGGTAATGATTTCAGCTCTTTATCACTTAAAAAATCATATAATAACACATCACTATAATCAAATAAATCAAAACATCTCACATCTGGTGTTGTTTCGATTAATACTGAATGGTAGTTGTGGGTGCTTATTACACATTTAAACTCATTCGGAAATTCATTTTTTTGGTATTCGGTGTGTTTATTGTTTTTAAATTTTATCATATTGTCATATTGTCATTTTTCAACTTATTTCCAATCCACCCACAATACCAATTTCACTTTCTAAATTTATATTATGAGTTATAATCAAAAAATCAGATAACTCATCTATATTTTTTTGCAAGTCATTCATTATCTCATTAAACGTATCTTTAAACACAACACAATAACTAATATCACCAGAATAGAAATCACCAAATGTAATCATTTTGTAATTTGTACCATCTGTTATATCAGTAAGAAAATCAGAGATATTATCACAATCAATTATTTCAGGTATTTTATAACCTAACCCAAAATTACTTGTATATTCTACACTCATAGTATCTATTATTTTAATGTTTTTGAAATATAACAAAAAAAAACTGAAACATTGTAATTTATTTTTCAATTTCCATGATAAAACCATTGTGATAATACGACACATAATATAAATTACCATCTAATGCCAATTCAACTGTATCATCTGGTCTGAATTTATTATATGGATTTTTAGCAAAAGGAACAGGGCATTTCACATCATCATTTTCATAATAATTTGAAAACAATATAACTCCATTCTTACTATTAATTATTATATCATTTTCGTCTTGATATTCAAATATTATATTCATATTTTAGTTATTATTTATTCTTCAAATTTAGGTAGATAAGTAAAACTAACTACGGTTTCAATAATGTCGTTATTTTCATTCATCCATACATTTTCATTTACATAACGCAGTATGGCATAATCAGGATAATCACGCATATCTAATTTACACCACACATCTAATCCATATTTAGGAAATTCTCCGTTACTTGGAAAATACCAATCTGGTTTAGATGCTAATTTGATAAGGTCAGATATATCATCTTGTTCCATCACAACGTCATTTAGACGGAATGTATCAGCAAAATCCGTGTTAGTATATAATTGCTCTAATGCATTTTCTTTATTTGTCATTTGTCAAATCTTTTATTTTTGTATTAAGCCAACCATGTGCCTCACTATTCATTGGTGCTGAAATTGTTTTACCTTTATTGTGATTTTTCCATTCACCACGCTTTAACTTACCTTTTTCATAATAATGTGATGTTGAATATTTGAATCCCATTCGTTTTAATTTGGTAGCCAACAATAAATCACATACATCTAGTTTACTCATTTTCTTTTAATATTAAATTAATATATTCTTCATGTTCAAACAATTTAACCCAATCATAACTTTCTCCATTAGGTAAATATTTTTCTTTATGTTTCATTAGCTGTATAACAAATTTATTATAAAACCATTTACCATATCCACTTGCACAACCAACTGTACCATTAGGAAAATAAGATTTCATAGTATTAATCATGTGTGCAATATTACCATCTTCGTTTTCTAACAACAACTTAGCACTACTTTTTGCTTGTTTACTAGTTTTATTTTCTAATAATTGTTTTCCTAAATCAACAAAATTATGCATTGATTCTTGTAAGCCTTGGTACATCATATTTAACTCCTCGTTTTTGGCTTTACGATCTTCTTCTTGTAGAATCATAAAGTAATTTAAAATGTCACCACCCGAATGGCTATATAACATTCGTAATAATGTATCAGATAAATCAACATCGGACATACCAGCATATTCAGCTATTGATATAATTTGTTTTGTATCTTGTAATAAACTCATAATTATTTATTTTTTAGTTCCACTTGCTATTTCTATTGCTGTCATTACTTCACTATAATCGTCTTCAAACTCAATTACACCCAGATTCATAGATTTCATAAAGTATTGATATGCTTTATTATAATTTTGTTGTTGTTGGCTTGAATATGTTAAATCGAGAATTTCAAGGTTAAGTTTTGCTTTTTCTTTAAGTACCTCAATGTATTCTTTTTTTAACTCCAACTCTTTACTTAATTTAACCAATTCAGACTTAAAGAAGTCTTTGGTAAGACCATCGCCAAGTTGTCTTTTTAGTTTATCATTCTCTAATTGTAATGATTCTAATTCAGGGTTCTTGATAAATTTCATATTGTTTATTATTTTTCGTATTTTATATATTTATTACAAAATATTTTAATATCACAAAAAACACCAAAGATGAATGACATCCATTCATACTCTTAAATTCTACATTTAATTTGTGATTATTTATTTTTTCAAATAAATCATATTTTTCAGAAAATGTATGTTGTTCTTCGTTTTATGCAAATATACAATAATATTTTAAACTACCAAAAATAATCTTCATTTATTTTTCTATTAGATACAACAATTCCATTAAGTTACATTTGTATATGTGACATTTAATTGGTTTTTCTAAGAAATATATGCTTATTTAATTATAAATTGAATTATGGTGAATTAATATGATTATTTATAGGAATTATTATATATTGGTTAATAACTCTGCAAGGTAATGTTAAATTAATTTTATTTATTGAATTTCTCAAAAAATGCAAGATATATAATTTATCATTGTACTTTTGTTTGTTACTTAAACGGTTGTTTATAATAGTCTGTATGTCATGAAAACTAAAATCATTTACCTTTTGAATTATATCATCTATTGTAAAACAAAACCATTTATCTTTTATTTTAAACATTTTTTTCAATTCATTCAAATATAAGAATAATTTAAACTTTTGACTAAATGTTATATTACCTTTTAATATGTGTTTAAATTCTTTTAAAATATATGAAAATACTTCTAAATTATTATATTTAAAATGTAAATCATTATGCATATATTCATTTTTAATATATGTATTGATTACTAATATTTCTTTTAATCTCGTAATACTATCATTTATAAGATTAGTATGATTCAAATGAAATATTTTATGTTTTGATTTATTTGTAACTGCTTTCTTATGAATTAATTTCTTATATTCTTTTATGTTTTTAACATCAATATACATTAATTTATTAATTTTACGTTTAACTTCATCAACCACATCAACTGAAAATGCACTTTCATTTGGCTTTAATGTTATTTTCTTTTGTTCTTGTTTGTGGTTTATATTGCATTCATAATGCATCTTATAAGTTAATGTTTTAAACACATCCTTAATAATGCCGTTTAATTCTTCGGCTTGTTGTGGTAAATATGCTAAACCATCATAAAGTGGAATAACAACAATATTTTCAGCAACTGCACGTTTTGATACTTCATTAAATAAATCAGATTCAAGTGTTTGTAGATAAGTTGAAAAAATAGAACCATCACTAACTTTTTTATTTAGATTATCTTTAACTCTCAAATCTTTGGTTAGTTGTTTAGATGCAAGGACTATTTCTGGAAACAATTTTTTTAATAATGCATTTATTGAATTCCTTGATGTAAATCTACTAAATAATGATTTATAAAATAATACTTTGACTTTATCACGTGTAAGTGTTTCAATTGGATATTTAGTAGTTATGTATTTATTTTCTCTTGATTCAACTTGAACAGTATCATAATATTCTGTTTCTGTTTCTGTTTCTTTAAGTTTATCAATTAGATATGTGTATATATCTTCATTTTTAATTATATTATGATATTTAGATTTTACATGTTTAAGTGCATTACTTAAAAGTGTTGGTTGTGCTGAATCCATATCAAGTATATCAAAATATGTTTTTCTACCATATTTTTCATAATACACATAAGGTCTTAATTCACTTTTAGCAAGTATAAAAGGAGAATATATTCTACCATTATTGGAATAGCCAAATAATTTATTATTGTTTACGTCATTTATTGATTCCACAAAAGCCAAACTTCTAGTATAGCTATTAATGTTTATTTCGTTTGATTTGAGTTGTGAAAGTAGGAATGGCTTAACATGTTTGTCAATTCTAATGTTTTTAAGTTGCCCATTTAAACTGTTGATTAATTCATCTAAGTTTGTATTTGTTTTATTAACTACTATTGATTCAGTTTCAATTTTAGTAGATTTCTTACTACTTTTAATTTTGCCTATGTAATTAAACTTTATTATTTTTCTATGTGAGTTTAATGTAAAGAAGTTATATGAATCATTTTTAACTATTTTAAAACCTTTACTTGTTATTTTGTTTTCGGGATTATCATGGTTTGAATAATTGTTACTATAAATAATATTACTTTCGATTAAGAACTCAAAATATAATTTATATTCATACGATAAATCGGTTCTTAATATTTCTGAGTTTAGTATTGTAAACCCCTCATGGTCAGTAGTTTGTTGCTTGGTTATAAAGTTTAATATTGCATAAAGAATGTTTATATCAAAATAAGGGATATAAAACTTACTATTCTTTTTCTTTGTTTCGTCTGTGTATTTATTGTATATTGTTTCTGGTATGTTTTGTATTTGCTTAACATAATATTCGGATATGTAACCAGTTTTTAACTCATGTGGTGGTGAGATACGATTGTATTTATTTGTAAGATTGTTACTTGGTTTATAATTCATTATGGTTCATTTAATTTAATTTAATTTAATTTTTGCTTTGGTAATATTGTAATATCTAATTTGCTTTTTAATAATTTTAAGTGTTGTTACCATGTGAAAAACTCCACATGGTAACCACTTTCTGAGTTTCCAAAGCAATTAGAACCACAATTTGTCTATTTATTATATATATAAAAATAAATAATAAAAAAATATTTTTTCATCTTTTATTGATGATTAAGTAGA